TTATTTCTAAGTCTTAATATTTCAGCGCTTATATTAATAGTCTTTGCATCTATGTTGATTTCATTCTCAGACGCTACATTTACTTGCTCACCTGTAACATTAGTAACTGTACCTGTTATATTTGTAGGCCCGTACGATTTAAGATTTAACCCACCTGCACCAACCATTACGTTGTATCTATTGCATACATTTAATGTAGAATTACCACCAGGTAGATCTTGAACATGTACATATTCAACTAACGGGCTTTCGATCTTATTAACATAAACCACGTTATTGTCAATTAATACCTCATTACTTAAAAGCTTACCAGCATTATCCATTCTAATACTACCAAAATCATTCATTAGCATTCCAACGGTCTCCATCTTATGCTTAGTAATTTGGGTAATCTCACTACCACCGATACCTAATTCTTGCTCTATTGCTGTTAACTCCGGTAAGCTTGCTTCTAGCAATTCTTTAAGTTTGTCTTTCCTATCATCTACATCCCAGGTACCATCTTGCGTAGATAAGCTCTTACCGCTGCCATTAACAAATGTTTTACCGCTTTGGGTTACCCATCTAGTGGCATTTGCTGTTTGAGCTGAAGCTCCAGTTTTGGCTGATGTATCATTGGTACCAATTTCAATTAGCGGCGTCGACGGTACACTATTACTGTTATTTTGTAATGAACTATACGTATCAGTATTAGTTACGGGGTAATTGGCAAACGTACCTTTTTGTTCTTGAAGCAAACTATTACGCTTTAAAATTGTAATATCGTTAGAATCCTTTACGCTATTATCACCGGTTCGCTTTATCTCAAATAGTTGTTTAAACTCCTGTATACCAGCTACAAGATCTTTCCATTTCTTAAAGTACTCTTCATTTAATGAGCCTACTTTTTTATATTTGTCTCTATATACTATCTCATCTAAATTCTTACCAGTATACTCATTTTTAAATCCTCTAACAGTATCGTATGAATCATTAAGAGTTAATCCTTGCTTGTTCTTAGTATTGAGCTCAATCGTAGATTGATTATTCATCTCTTTAAACGACCCGGAATAATGTGTCATTCTAACCTTCTCATTTAAATCACTATTAACAAATTCTAATGTACCTCCTTTTTGATTAATAACATACTTGTTTCTATATGCTTCTACATTATTATTATATTCTGTTATACTAGCATTTTTATTTTCGTATGTACCGGGATAGTCTAAACCAGGTTCATTCTGTGATTCGTATATACCCTGCCAGTCAGATTGACCGAAACTAGCTGCAAAATATACTGGGAAGTTTGGATTACCTTCTCTAAAGAATACCCAAACATGAGCGCCTACAGATGGTACACAAAATGCACCTTTAGCTTCATTCGAATAACCGTTAGGCTTATACTCATACGATAGAGGGTTAGGTCTATTTACATTATCTGATGCGTTAGTAAAAGCGTCTGTAACACGGGTTGTTTCATCATAAAAGTTACTAGGAGCAGCCCCCTCGCCTGTTAGAGCAGAAGTTGCACTTGTTACCGTATCCAAGAAGTTACTATCCGAGACACTACCTGTTAGATTAAAATTATTAAACCTACCACTAGAGCTTTCACCAGCCAAAGGAGCTGCACAATCAGCCCACGGTGTTACCTTTTTTAAATCATCTAAAACCTCGGTCAAATCTTCATTTATATTATTACCTATAAATTTTAAAGTTTTATTTTTACCATCTCTTACCCAGTTATTATAAACCGTAGAAGATATATGAGGTATAAATATCTTTATCCTACCAGCTTTATCCGGGTCATTATTTTGGATGACTATACCTATATGATTACCGTAGTATTTTTTCATTGTATACTATTATTTAAATAAAAATATTTTTTTATCAACAAGGCTGTCCAATGAATCGACTGATTTTAACTGAGTTGCTGCCTGACTAGCATCTCCAATCCCTTTTTCAGCAGCAGCTTTAGCATCTGTAACTACATTAGCTGCAGTACTATTAATAAACTCTTGCTGTTTTAAGCTATCTACATTAAAATCACGTAACTGCGTATTAGATATGTTACCTACGCTCGACTGAACATCTTTAAACAAGTCCCCTTGGAATTTAGCTAACTCGTCAGTAGAAATATTATTAGCATCTATACCATTAAATTGATTATTTAACAGATCCTGCTTTTTGAGACTATCAATGTTTAACTTATTTTGTATATCTCCGAGAGAAGCAATACTTGCTTCGACGTCTATATTAATAGGTTCGAAATAAGCAGTAGGGTCAATGCTAGGTATATTAAGTTCGGGGATTGCCCCTGTCTTAATATTTTTAAAATTATTAACCGCACTGCTGACTTTATCTTTAATTAGCGAAGTTACATCACTTATTGCAGAATTAATATTAAATGTTTTAATTTTTGGAGATAACCCCTTAAGGGAAGAGGGGTTAACCTTCTTCAGACCAGTTGAAAGAGAGTCAGAATTAAAAGATATAGCCATATAACTATTTACTTGATAATCACAGTTTATATACTATAATCAATGTATGTTAGTATCTCATGAAAGTCCAATTAGTATATTAAGCGATTCCCGAGATTATAATGATTACGACTATGCGTTAGTACATTTATTTGAAACGCATCCGGATTATTATAATTTCTTTAAACATAGTATAAGTCTCGATAGAGAGGTTTTACTGGATAATAGTATTTTTGAATTAGGTGAATCGTTTGATTCAGATAAGTTTGCAGAATATGTAAAGGAATTAAAACCTACTTATTATATCGTGCCGGATGTCTTAGAAGACGGTTATCAGACTATTCAACAGTTTATAGACTTTAATAAAAAGCATGAAGATCTGCCCGGGCTGCAGATTGGAGTCGTACAAGGTAAGTCATATGACGAGCTGGTTGAGTGTTATAAATTTATGTCAGATCACGCTGATTATATTGCAATTAGCTTTGACTATAGTTATTATATAACAACCGGTAGAGGTAAGAATACGCTTGAAAGATGGTGTGATGGTCGCCGTAAATTTATAGACGATCTTAAAAGAGATGGTATATGGAATAATAATAAACCTCATCACCTTCTAGGGTGCTCGTTAGCTAAGGAATTTAGTCATTATGCGGATGATAGAAGTATTAGAACCGTCGATACGTCTAACCCGGTTGTCGCTGGTATTAAGGAACTTAAGTATAATGGTGACCTGGGGTTAAAAGAAAAGCCTTCTATCAAGCTTGCTGATTTAATAGATCATGAAGTTACTGATACGCAAATAGAACATATAGATTATAACGTGATTAACTTTAAAAAAATAATTAACAGATGGTAATAAGTTTTACAGGAGCTCAAAGTACTGGTAAGTCGACTCTACTTGAAAAGTGTAAAGTTGATGAAAAGTTTAAGAAATATAATTTTGAACCTGAAGTTACGCGATGGGTAAAGAAAACCTATGGTCTAACTATCAATGAAGAAGGTGACGAAATAACTCAATTAGCTATTCTTAATAGACATTTGCATAATTATCTTAACTATAGAGATAAGGATGTTATATTGGATAGGTGTATCTTAGATGGTTTAATTTATACGATGTATCAATATCATACTAAGAAGGTGAGTATAGAGGTATACAGCTATGCAGAGTTATTATTTCAAAAGTTAATTGATAAAATTGATGTAATATTTTATACTGAGCCTGATATAGAATTAGTAGACGATGGTGAGCGGAGCGTAGATGTAGAATTTAGAGATACGATAATTAATCTTTTTGAGGAAGCCATAACTCATTTTAATTTAAATGTAGTAAGGTTAAGCGGATCAGTTGATAATCGTATGAAGACAATTTATAATATAGTAGATAATTATGGCAAATAAAGAATTAGACAATAGTAGAATTAGTAAGCATTTAGGTCAAACGTCTCAATATAAGAGCGCGTATGATTCTGGACTGCTTGTAAGAGAACCTCGTAGTAATAATCGAGTATATTTAAATATATTTGATGATGATTTACCTTTCGTAGGATCTGATACGTGGAATGCTTATGAATGTTCATTCCTCCTCGATAATGGTCGCCCAGTAACTGGTGTTGTAAAATGTGTATATCCTTGTAGCAGTAAATATATTGTTGAAAGTAAGAGTATTAAGTTGTACTTTAATTCCTTTAATATGACTAAAATAGCTGCCGATAAAGATGAAGCTGTTGCTGCATTTGAAAATACTGCAAGTAAAGATCTAAGTAGATTATTACAGACAGATGTTCAAGTTAAATTCCAAGATGGTGATCGCGTTAATAAGAAATTCGATAGTCCTAATAGTGAGTGGGATATCGGTGATTATCAGAATGTAGATTTACTCGAAGATCATAAAGATTTTACATATACTCAATATACTGAAGACCCTAGTTTATTAGAAGGTGTAAGTCGTGAAAGAGATTTAGAGCAAAAGTTCTATTCAGGTCTATTGAAGAGTAACTGCCGCGTTACCTCGCAACCTGACTGGGGAGATGTATTCATTTATATTAAATCAAAGACTGCTATTGATGCGCATAGTATTAAGAACTACGTAGTATCGTATAGAGATGAGTGTCATTTCCATGAAGAGATTTGTGAATGCTTTTATAAAAGATTAAAAGATGCTTTTGAACCTTCCGAGCTATTAGTAATGTGTCTATATGCACGTAGAGGTGGTATCGATATTAATCCTGTTAGAGCATCAAGTCAAGAACTTATTGAGAAGTATGCTGCTAATCTAATCGATCCTGATGCAGTTCATATTAAAACTTCGAAGCAGTAATGGATAAAGGTATTAAAAATATCTTAGTACGAGAACGGCAACGTCAATCAAAAACGATTGAACTTATCGCAAGTGAAAACTTTGCTAGTGATGCTGTAATGGAATTGGCGGGTAGCGTATTTACAAATAAATATGCTGAAGGTTACCCGGGTAAGCGTTACTACAACGGGTGTAAGAACATGGATGAGATTGAAACTTTTGCCATTGAAAAACTTAAAGATATCTATGGTTGCAAGTTTGCAAACGTTCAACCTCATTGTGGTGCTAATGCAAACACTGCAGTATATCAGGCGTTCTTAAAGCCAGGCGATAAGATTCTTGGAATGGATCTGGCGAGTGGTGGTCACTTATCCCACGGCGCTAAAGTGAATATTTCCGGAAAGGTTTACGAATCACATCACTATGGTGTAGATGAGAACGGCTTTTTAGATTACAATACAATTCAAATACAAGCTGAAAAACTTAAACCAAAAATGATTATTGCTGGTGCAAGTGCTTATCCTGGAGTAATTGACTTTAAGACATTTAGAGAAATCGCTGATAAAGTCGGCGCATATCTTTTAGTTGATATGGCTCATTACTCAGGTTTGATTGCTGGTAAAGCTTACCCATCACCGATTCCTTATGCTGATTTTGTTACATCAACTACACATAAAACTTTAAGAGGTCCACGAGGCGGTATTATTCTCTGGAATAATGAAAAATATTCAAAGAAGATTAATAGCGCAATCTTTCCCGGTACTCAAGGTGGCCCTCTTATGAATATTGTAGCAGCAAAAGCTCAAGCATTCGTCGAGGCAGATACCAAAGAGTTTGGAAAGTATGCGCAGGATGTAATTGATAACGCTAAAGCAATGGCTGAAGTGTTTATAAAGAACGGATTTAAGGTACAATGTGGCGGTACTGATTCACATATTGTATTAATCGATCTAAGTGATAAGCCTTATAGTGGGAGATACGCTGCTGACTTATTAGAAGAATATAACATCACTGTAAATAAGAATGGTGTACCTAACGATAAGAGATCATTTATTGAAACAAGTGGTATTCGTATCGGCACTGCAGCAGAAACGACACGAGGTTGCGATGTAGAATGGTTTAAATCCTTAGCTGATAAAATTACGCAAATTTTAGAATGCGAAGTAGCTCAGCGGTAGAGCAGGTGACTGTTAATCACTTGGTCGCTGGTTCGATCCCAGCCTTCGCAGCCATTTAAATAAAAAAAAGCCGTTACGAATAACGTAACGGCTTTAGTTTTGATTTAATTCTTATATTAATTCTTAGAAGTATATAGAATCACCACCGGGGGTGAATCTTTCTCCGAGTCCAGTACAAAGAATTGTGTGATAGTAGAGGTTAGCACCAAAGATATTATCAACAACACCATAACGTGTAAGCAAGCCTACACGAGGAGCGAAGTCATTAGGACCAATTGTGCGTTGAACCATAACCGGGATATAAGGGCAATAGATTATACCAGTGTCATAGAATTCAGGTCCCTTGTAGCCCAATAATGCGTACTCAGGACGCGTTGGACCATCAATATTGTTACCTTCAGTTCTTGTGTCACGGTAAACATTAAACCGACCACCAAGATTACCTACCTTCGCAACACCTACAGGTTGTGTATTTACGTTACCTGCTACAGGTACCCACTGGAATTCAGGGAGCATCTCTAGGATAGCGCAAACACGAGGAGTTGCGACGATGAAGTTAGCAGCACCACGGCGATTTCTCACAGCGATTCTGTTTGCTTCAATAATAAGTCTTTGATAGAAATCACGATTGCGTTCAACTAACCAGCGGCCATCTGCGGAAGCAGGGGACCAAACAGAGAACCCAATACCTTGACCTGCGTCAAGAGTAACTTGGATCATTCTCACAAGCATTTCACGGTCGATTTCGGCCTGAATTTCATACGACATAGCGTTTGTCAATTCAGTATCGATATCGATACCATTCATGTTTTTGAGATCCTGTTCGAGTTCTACTGACCAGCGAGCACCTAAGCGTCTAGTACCAGCCTCAACAGCAGTCTTCTCGAAAGAGACTTCCATTGTAGGAATGTTACCAGTTGCTTCGAAGTTCTTAAGAAGAGCAGCGACACCAGTGTCGTTTGCACCGATAATTTGCTGTACAGAGCTAAGACCGACAGGGATCGCAGTAGATCCTAGACCAGACAAAGCACCAGCAGAAGTACCAGTGTAGCTTGTTCTTAATTCTTGGTAACCTGCTTCAGCAGCAGATCCAAGTGCTCCACCTATAGTGCCATCACCCGCAGGGCGTGCGCCTCCGGTTTTGCCATCGATACCAGTACCTAGTGTTTCACCAGAGTACTTATAACGGAGAGCAAATGCAAGTCCAACAGGACCAGCCATTGGTTGAACACCAACGATTTCATTTGTAATTAACTCGGGAAAAGTTCTTCTAATCATAGGAATCAAGATCTTGGGTAGACGGGCGTCGCCTTGAGCATAGCTGTCAGTACCAGGGGTACCTGAGCGATTGCCACCGGCTACGGTGCCGAGTCCATTTCCAACAGCATTTCCAAGCGAAGCACTAGTGCTATCTTCATTCAAGCACCATGCTTCTTGGTTTTCCAATAGCATTGCAGTGTTTAAACGAGTATGGCTGTCTTCGATGGGAGCAACTGATTTGGATGAATAATCCAAAACTGGTGCCCACTTCTCTAATAGAGAAGCTGCTCTTGATTCGTCAATATAAGACTGTGAAGGTCTAATTGAATTCATAGTTTTATTTTTCCGTTATTTTTTTATTTCGACCCCAAGGGATTTTAACCCAGGTAACTCAGGAAAGCCTAATCAATTATAAAATTAATATTTGCTTAGCTCGGACATGTAGCCATTATCTGAAACAGGTGTTTCCACCTTTTCTTCAACGACTCTATCTACCTTAGTAGTGTCCTCTAAAGCTTGCTCCTTTAAGCTCTCAAGTCTGCTTACTTCTTTCTTTTCAAAAAGCTTTAAAGTATAATCAAAATTCTCAGCAATGAACTCTGCGTCCTTACCTGCTAATACTTTCTTAATATACTTTGCACTTCTCTCATCGAGACTAGCTGTTTTTTGTTCAATTAATAGATTGGACTTAATAGTATTAAGTTCTTCTTCAACAACAGCCTTCTCTTGAAGGGCAGACTCAAGCTTTGTGGTAGCTTCATTTATTTGGTTTTTACCGTCCAATACAGCATCTTTAATGCTCTCTTTTTGTAGAGCGCTGTCAACGGCTAAATTTGTACGAAGATCTGCTAGAACTTGAATTGCTTTCTTATTCTTTACAGCTTCTTTAATCTCTTCAGTAGGAATAGATTCTTGGATATATTCGTCGAGATATGTTGAAATAGATTCAACTAACTCGCTTTTAAAACTTTCAGCATCTTCTGTTAAAGCTGTTTCGTACTTTTCAACGATAGCTTTAAGCTTACCTGCTCTATCAGCATCTAATGCTTCAACAACTTTTTCTAATTTTGTAGTATGGTCAGCATCTAATGCTTCTAATAGCTTTTCTAATTTAGACGTGTATAACTCGTCCTGTTCTAAAAGAGCTTTGTCGACATGTAATTGTGTCTTCTCTTCTAAGCGTTTTTCAAACGCTGTTTCAATTGCAGCAAGAGTTGATTCATCAATTGCCCCGTCGGTTGCTTCTTTTAGTATTTCAGAAATATTCATAATTAAAATAGGTTTATATTATTATTTATAATCTCACGCTTGATTTTCTTGTCTATTGAGCGAGATAAGTTCCCATGAGCTTTACTATAGTTTTTATCAATAATATTGTTAATAAAACTCTTAACATCTTTCTTTACATCTAATGTTTGTCTGCTCATATTTATATTTATAAGGATTTAATAAATTGCAACATATGTTTTCTTAAAAATTCATCTTTTCCTTTAAGAGGCATAGTTGATATAGTTTTTTCAAAATTGTCGTAGGCTTCTTCAAATTGACCGTACTTATTAACGACATATTGCTTACTTTCTAATATTCCATTTACAAAAGCTTTGGGGAATGAAGGATCTGCAACGCAGTCAATAGCAACTAGTTTAAAATCTTTAACCCTATTAACACCCTCTTCACCATGTTCCGGGATTAACTGGCCTAAAGCTCTAGAGCTCATACCTACTCTTACACCATCATTGATAAGAGATCTAACAATCATACCTGTTGGTGTTGATAGAACTTTACTCTTACCGTAAAATACATTACCATCCTGAGACATCTCTGTTACTAAGTGACAAGCTCTTTCGAGATCAACATCAGCAGTAGTCGGGTGGTTTAACTCTCCCATTGCACGGCCTGTTTCAACCATCATCTTTTCATAACGCTTAACTTCACGTTCCATCTCTTGTAACGGGTAAATTCTTTTATTGCGATTAACGCCCTCAGCCATCATATATGGCCCTTTAATAAAGAAGTTTTTTTGATCCTTAGAATTACCTTCTTCAACGATATACTCGAAGGACTCTTTTGGTGCCGGGGTTTCTACTATAAGGTTTAAACTCATGTACTAATTATTTATTAAGAAAGGAACAATTTCCTAGGGTTTAGCGTATACCTAGCTCTTTTTCTGTTAAAATTAAAAATTTATAACCTTTACGCTTAGACCATTCTTCCGCAGCCTTCCATTTAGCTTGATTAATAATCCATGTCTTTTGCTCGTATAGTATAGTGCGACGCTGTTTATTCTTAACATTAATAGGCTTTGCTACTTGAGAAGAAGGCTTTATTTCAATTAGAAATTTTTGCTTAACGTTATTTTTATCCTTAAAAATAACAAAGTTATCAACAAAGTATCTATGAACTCTACCATCTAACGGGCTAGTATATGGTATAATTATATTCTCGCTCCCCCATGCTAGTATATTAGAGTTAGTATCAGCCCATCTAAAAAATTTTAATTCATAACTAGACCTATATACCGGATCTTTGGCACCTACAAACTTTTCAGAATATATAGGTTTAAATATACCTTGCCTAAATCTTCTATCTTTCTTCATATGATATAAATATAGTTATGACATTTGAAGAAAAAATCATTAAGAATAGTGATATAAGGCAAAGTAAGTTAATGAGGCCAGCGAAAATAGCCTTTGATAAACCAGACACTGGAGTTACTATCAATAAAAAAGGAGCGTACTATTTGATAAAAGATTCAGCTGAGATTACAGTTCAGTATCTTGTACATCTATGCTACGGTAGTTATAAAGCTCCATTAAAAGATTTAAAAGGTAAATTTACTCAGAGTGAAATTATAGATTTTGTAGGTAGAAGTAAGGAAGAGCAAAGCACTAATCAGTTATTAAGTGTAATACTTGCTGATATAGGATGCATAAATCAGTCGTTCGAGATTGAACAGCCAGTTGAAGAAGAAGTGTTAGATTTAACGATAGGGGATGATGAAGATGATGTATACGGTGATTATGAATCAGAAGCTCCTGTAGCTAATAAATCTAATAAGACGTCGTCGGGTGCTGAACCTCTTGATATTAATGATGTTAGCGGTATAATACAAAAACTAATAGAAGTATTTGAAGCTAAATAATCTGCTTTTGTTCGCCTTCTATAGTTGTCATAGCTACCCCAACATCGTTTGCTGATATAATCTTATGTATATTGTAAGCTTCGCTACCTATACCTGAAAGACTAGCAGCACTAGTACCGGTATATGCTGTATTAAGATAGTTATAGCCTGCTTCCTGTCCCATTTAACCGACAAAGAACATTGGGGGTTCAGCATCACCTAATCCTGGCGCACCTTCGTATAGAGCAGTCTCAAGTTTTTCTTTTTCTGCTAACCCCTGGCTCATGAGATCGCCGGAGTTTAAACTACCTCCGCCGAAGAGAGTTACACTGCCGTATTTGCCTCTTATATTAGCAACAGCAATTTTAGTTAAAGCGAGTGAATATTGATACACCCAATGCTCTTTAATAATATCACGGATAGGTCTTTCAACATAGCAGCTAACAACACCATAAAACCTTACACCGTTACCTGATGCATCCGGTTGAGGGTACATTCTCATTGTCTGTGTTCTATCGTCGAATGTATAACTGCGTTTAGTTGCTAGAAGTTTTTCTCTCATCTCTAACCAGTCTTTTAAAACATACCAGCTTACTAAATCAAAACCATAATTACCCATTGCATAACTAAAATATGTTTGCTGCGCTAATGTTTGTTCTATTGTAAAAAGCGTATTAATGCCAGTAGTTGAGCCTTCTTCGAAATCTTGAACGGCAATAACTTTTCGATAATCCATAACATCATAGTCGAAACTATTCATGTACTTGTTATTAGTTTCGCCAGTTTTAGACCCCTGCCTAGTAAATTCATTTTTCCTGCTAGTAATAAACAGCCCGGATAAACTATTATCAGCAAATCCAGCGGATAATATTTCAGAACCTGTTATTGCTTTATAGATAGTTTCAGAGAATATTTGATTTTCAAAAACTCCACTTAGAAGCGGCGCAGACAGTGCAGATGTAGAAGTAAAATTACTACCCGGTATCGCACTGGTTGATATATAAAGTGTTTCGGAATCTGTTTTATAGTTTGAAAAATCTTCGCTCTCGTTATTATGTTCAATTTGTTGTGAAAGATTGTCAGAATTTTGTAATGAAAAAAGCTGATCCAATCTAATACCGTTATTCTTTTCGTATAATGCACTATCAAATAAAAGATACTCTTGAGTATATCCTGCAAACTTCGCAAACATTTCACATGATATGCTTATATTTTCATATAAAGTATCGCGGTGAATCTCGATATTAACAAATGGATACCCTAGAGAACGTAATACCCGGTCACTAAGTCTATCAAAATTATCAATTTTACTATTGAGATTTGTGCTCTGAAAAGCTGAAATAGGTGTTATATCGCATTTAGCCATTATAAAATATTTAATACTCTCAGTATATAACCTACGTTTTTTATAAATATTAATATGGCATCAGGAGATATACACATT